GAAAAACTAGGATTAAAGATCCTGAGCTACTACCGCTATTAAAAAAAAAATGGAAAAGAGCTAGCCCTCTTACTAAAACAGGTATAGTTGCTGCTGCAGTAGTACCTAAAGTAGCGTTCTTAGGAGCAGGTTACTTTATGTCTAGACAGGATGAAAAAGAATAATGGCAAAAGATAAAATAGAAACTTTAGCAGATACTATTATTAACTTGACTCCTCAAGAAGCTCAAAAATTACAGATAGTGATTAAAGCAAAGATGATGCCAGAAGTTGAAAAACAAAAAGCATTACTAGAACAACAAGGTAATAACCCACAAGTACAACAAATGGGGCAACCACCACAACAAAATATGGCTCCGCCAAATGCACGTGATGTTGCAGTTAACGGATTACTAAGGTAATAAGAGATATGAACAAAACAAACCTAGAAGATTTATTTGACCAACTAAGAGAGCTTCACGCAGAAGAAGAAGAATTACTTGCTGAGATTGAAGCTATCGTAACTGAGGAAGATGATTCCGCAAACTATGGTGATGATGAAGATTAAAAAAACTCATACCATGCCTAATGGAAAAGTAATGAAGGGTGCTTCACATCCTAAGAAAGCTATCAACTCAAAAACAAGAAAAAAAAGGAACCAATACTAATGGCTAAAAAAAAAACAAATTTACAATCTGATCTTAATAACGTTTATAAAGCAGGAAAAAGGAACGTTAAAAAAATGGGAAAATCATTATCAAAATCTATACCTGGTAGAAACGATCCTTTAAAAGGAGTTTACAAAAGTGCTTTTAAGATAGCTAAGTCTGGAGCAAGACTTGCTGTTATGAATCCTTATGTATCTACTACATTGGGAATAGCTAGTTACTTAAGTGGTAGCACATCTAGAAGATATGCAAAAGCTCCTAAAGTAGGAACTGGTAGAAATCTTGCAAATAAAAAAATAACAGATGATGGATTTGATTTTTAATGAGTGAAAAAGTTTACTCAGAAAATTATGGGGGAGCTAGACCTGGATCGGGAAGAAAGAAGGGTTTTAAGCGAGAGAAGCTATGGAAGTCTGAACAAGAGATGGCGAAGAAGTATCAAACTTCACCGCTAGATTATATGTTAGCTGTCCTAAACAATCCTATCTCATCACCTGAAAGAAAAATGTATGCAGCAGAACGAGCAGCCCCTTACGTCCACGCAAGAGTTGCAACCACAACCAAACTTGCCACAGACAGACCACTCGAAATCAAAGTCAAGTGGGAAGACTAAAGTACACGAAATAAGAATCCCTTATAAGCCTCGACCACTTCAACGTGAGGTTCATAAGAGTTTAAAAAGATTCAATGTACTGGTATGTCATAGACGATTCGGTAAATCCGTATTAGCCATTAATGAATTAATTTTACACGCAGTTAATAATCCAAATCATAAACTAGCTTATATAGCTCCGACTTATCGTCAGGGTAAAGCTATCGCATGGGATTATTTAAAGCAATATACAAAACCACTAATGTATTTTGGTGGAGATAAAAACGAAACAGAACTTCGTATCGATTTATGGAATGGTTCTAAAATCCAAATATATGGGGCAGATAATAATGACTCATTAAGGGGATTAGGGTTTCATGGGGTTATTATGGATGAGTATGCTATTATGGCTCCACGTACTTGGACTGAAATTGTTAGACCTGCTATCTCAGATACATTAGGATGGGTTATATTTATTGGTACTCCTATGGGGCATAATCAGTTCTGGGAAGTATATGATTACGCTTTACGAGGTCATAAAGATTGGTTTGGTAAAATGTATAGAGCTTCTGAAACTAATGTGATACCAGATGATGAATTAAAAGAAGCTGCTTCTATTATGACAGAGGAACAGTACAACCAAGAATTTGAATGTTCTTTTACTGCTGCTGTGTCTGGATCTTATTATGGTAAACTAATGACAAAAGCTGATAATGAGAATAGAATAGGCCCTGTACCTGTAGATTCTAATGTTGGAGTTGAAACATGGTGGGATTTAGGTATAGGAGATTCAACAGCTATTTGGTTTGCACAAAGAGTTGGTGAAGAAGTGCACCTAATTGACTATTATGAAAATTCAGGTGAGAGCTTAATGCACTACGCAGATGTGTTAGAGGATAAAGGTTATGCTTATTCTAGACATATAGCTCCACACGATATTCAAGCTAGAGAATTAGGTACTGGAAAATCTAGATTAGAAGTATCTCAAGAATTAGGAATAATGTTTGAGGTGGCTCCTAGACTAGAAGTAGATCATGGTATTGAATCAGTAAGAAATGCTTTGCCTTACTGCTGGTTTGATAGAGAAAAATGTAAACTAGGTATTGATGCGTTGCGTCAGTATCGTAAACAATGGGATGAAAAAAATCAGGTGTTTAAAAATAAACCTTTACATGACTGGTGTTCTCATAGTGCTGATGCATTTAGATATGGATGTGTACACGATCCAATAGATGTGAGTGATTGGACTTCTCCAATAAAAATTGATACAAAATATATAGTATGATTGATTATTTAAAAAACAGAAGAAAAAAATACGAAACAAAATTTAATAGTTGGATGAATAATAAATCTAAACCATCTTTTTTAGATCAACTTACAATGAATGAAGAACATGGTTTGCTTTATAAAGTAGGTAAACCAATTAAAGAATCTGGTAATAAAAAAAATTAAAACAATTTAAAAAAGATATGTCAGGTATATCGGAAATGTCTTACTTAAACAAATATTTATAATATGAAAATTAATGAACGAGAAATAGTAGCTATCTTAGATAGAGAATTAAGAGCATCATCAGGTTACATTGGTGGTGAAATAGTTTCACGAAGAAAAAGATCCTTAGAATATTATCTTGGTAAACCTTTCGGTAATGAACAAGAAGGTAGATCTCAAGTAGTTAGTACAGACGTTTCTGATACTGTAGAATCTTTAATGCCTTCCTTAATGAGAATCTTTACAGCTGGAGATAGAGTATTCGAATGTGATCCAGTTGGAGTAGAAGATGAAGAAGTAGCTAAACAAGCAACAGATTATTTAAATTATATTTTTTATAAAGACAACAATGGTTTCTCAGCTTTGTATGCTGCGTTTAAAGATGCGTTAATTCAAAAAAACGGAATATTAAAAGTTTACTGGGATGACTCAGAAAAAACTACAAGAGAAGAATATAAAAAATTAACAGATGATGAATTTAATTTATTAGTTAATGATGATGAGATTAAAGTATCTGAACATAC